ACGGATTCGAATGACGTAAGGATTGTAGACGGCGTTTCACGTTTTTAGAAATACCGATTTTGATAAACCTCGTGCTGTTATCTCGCATGTTTATCGGATAACACTCCATCAGATAAACCTTAAACCTATCGTTAGGGCCACCCATAAGTTATTTCCTTTCCCCCATATATACCAGCAATTTCAAATCATTACCTAACTAATTGCAAGATGAGAACCAACCACAGCTAGAAAAGTGTAACGAAATAGCCTGTTTTGTAACGAAGTGTAACGAGTAGTGTAACGAGTAGTATCTATATATTTCAACGTACTAACTACTGTTTTGAGGTACTGGTTACACTTTTACACTTTTTTTCGTATAAAATTTCATTTTCAAAATGTTTTTTTGAAATCTGCTGTATATAGAGACGAGTGCAAAAACCTTATTGACCATGATCCATGGACCATGCTAAAAGTACCATTAGAAAGGAGAATTGAAATGACGATACAAGATTACATTAAGCAGTCGCACGAGATGATTGATGCGATGGACAGTGAACTGGTGACGTGGGGTTTACAAGATCAACTGTCCGCAGCGGACGCCACGCAATTGTGGTTCAAGTTGCACTCCCTCACCCAAAAACTTCATGGTATAAAACTCTCCGCACAAGAGAGAGATGGATGGAATGATGACTAGAGAGGTGTGTCCGAATTGCCATGGCAATGGTTATGTGAGGGTGAAGTACTCTTCGGAGAGTGATGAGGAGTTTTTTAACTGCCCAGTTTGCAACAGCGAAGGCACGGTAGAAACGAAAGCGAAAGAAAAGCAATGACTAAAGAAACGGATATCGAATCTGTAATTGCAATTTTGGAAGACTCGCACACTGAATTAAATTTGTGGTTAGGCTCGTCTTCTGATTACGAAAACAAAACCCCACAAGATGTTTTTTCTGAAGTTGCCAATATTCAGGATGCTAGATCATTTTTGAATGAAGCGATTGATAAACTTGAAAAAATTAAAAAGGAGGATTGATATGGGTCCGGAGATTTATCTAGGCATTGTTCTAGGGAGCTTCATTTTAGGCTTGTTCGTGGGCTTATAGTGTTACGCACATTGGATTTATTTTCAGGGATTGGTGGTTTTGCGCGAGGGCTCGAAGCCACCAATTTTTTTGAGACGAGCTGTTTCGTTGAGAACGAACCATATTGTCGGGCCGTGCTACAATATCACTGGCCCGATGTTCCTGTATTAGGAGACATAAGAGATGTCAAAGGACGAGATCTCCCGACCCGACCCGATGTTATTTGCGGAGGATTCCCTTGCCAACCGTTTAGTCAAGCGGGAAAGCAGCAAGCCCAAGACGACCCCCGCCATCTCTGGCCAGAAATGTTTAGGCTTATCCGGGAATGCAGGCCCACTTGGATTGTTGGAGAAAACGTTGTTGGGCTCATCCGATTGGGCTTGGACGAAGTACTCACTGACTTGGAAAGCGAAGGCTACGCCACAAGGACGTTTGATATACCAGCTTGCGCGACAGGAGCCCCGCACCTCCGCAGACGACTCTGGATTGTTGCACACGCCGACAGCGAAAGCGAACCAGATGGCACCTTCGATGGCAACGCGGGACAGCGGCAGTTGGGGTTCGACTTTGTGGCCGACTCCGACAGCCAGCGACCACAAGGGCAGCGGACCAACGGTGGTGCGGAAGGACGGGAAGATCAGGAACGACAGGCTGGACTACGCGGTGGAGCAGTTCTGGCCGACTCCCAACGCGAGGGAGAAGGGCGGCGGCGAGTATCAAAATCCGGAAAAGATAAAAGCACGGATGGAAAAGGGTCATCAGTCAAATCTGGGAGACATGGTCAAGCTGTGGCCGACTCCGACATCGATGACGGGCGGCGAGGGTGTGGCGCCAAGTCATCTGGACGGGAGTCACGGATGGAACATTGGAGCGGCGGTGAATGCGGCAGATCCGAAGAGTGGTGGGAAGTTGAACCCGAAGTGGGTCGCTTGGTTGATGGGCTACCCAATCGAGTACCTCAACTCCGTGCCTTGGGAAACAGCATCGTCCCGCAAATCGCGCAAAAAATCGGAGAAGCAATAAGGGAGACATATTATGCGTGATATGTTCAAGCCTGTAGAGAACCCATCGTTTCGTGTCATAAGTCTAGGCGCGGGAGTTCAGTCTACGGTTATGGCTTTGATGGCTGAAGCTGGGGACATTGGTCCAAGGCCCGATTGCGCTGTATTTGCAGACACGGGTTGGGAACCCAAGGAAGTGTATGACCATTTAGATTGGTTAGAGACGCAACTATCATTTCCTGTGTACCGTGTGCAGCGGGGCAACATCAAAGAAGATTTGGAATCGGATCTGAACACCACGGGTCATAAGTTCGCGTCGATACCTTTCTTTCTTATAAACAAAGATGGCAGTAACGGCATGGCCCGTAGGCAGTGTACCAGTGAGTACAAGCTCAAGCCGATACGGAAGAAGGTTCGAGAACTGGCTGGCTTACGTCCTCGCCAACGGACGCCGAAAGGTTTTGTGGTGGAGATGTGGATTGGCATATCCAAAGATGAGGTGATGCGGGTTAAGCCAAGTCAAGACTCTTGGGTTGAGAACCGTTGGCCGTTGTTGGAGGAAGACTTTAATCGGCGCGATTGCCTTCGTTGGTTTAACGATAAACACGCAGACCGGACGCTGGCCAAGAGTGCTTGTATAGGTTGCCCGTTCCATACGGACCATGAGTGGCGCCGTATTAAGGATGTATTCCCTGACGAGTTTGAGGAAGCTTGCCAGGTTGATGAGAAGATTCGTGAGGCAGAGGGGCGATTCCATGGCGCGAGATTCTTACACGCCAAGCGCATACCGTTGCGTGACGTTGATTTCAGTACAGCAGAAGAGAGAGGCCAAGGCGAGTTGTTTGACGATCAGATGATGAACGAGTGTGAAGGGATGTGCGGACTATGAGAAGTTTATTGGGGGCAATCTTGTTGTCGATCTGTGCGAGTGCAGCGAGTGCAAACGAGCAGAAGTGTTTAGCAGAGGCGTTGTATTTTGAGGCCCGTGATCAGGGAATCGTGGGCATGGTAGCGGTGGGCGTGGTCATCCAGAACCGGGTGGACCATCCAGACTACCCAGACACGGTGTGTGGCGTTGTGCATCAGGGCCGTTACTGGCGTGGCAATCCTATAAAGTATCAGTGTCAGTTTACATATTGGTGTGATGGTAGGCCTGAACGTCCAACGGACGAGGAGTCATGGCGCATTGCCAAAGGTATCGCTTTTAATCTTCTGATGAAGGAGATAAAGATAACCGGACTTGAGGACGCCACCCACTACCATGCAGATTGGGTCAAGCCTGATTGGTCCATGGTCCTTGAGCGGAAGTCCAAGATTGGTCAGCACATATTCTATGCGAAGAAAGACGGACAATGAAAAAGGCGACGAACACCTATGAGAACAGAACGCGCACTAAGAGAAAGCGGCGTCCGTATCCGTTGAACATACGAAAGAATCTGGGTCCTAAGTCTCCGTGGAGGGGGTCTCTGAAGAAACGTCGGGGTCAGGGATGATGTCCTTCTGTGGGAAACAGAAGAATTGAGCCTTCTCTATAATGGTGTTTCTTGGCACCACGGTGGTGGTCCAGATTTGCAAGGACATCAGGTTTTCAGAAACGTGTTCTTGGCATTCACTTACAGAGTCAAATGAGAAAGGCCCCTCGCTCTCCGTTCCCACTTGAAGGGACATGGGGTGGGGGAAATCCATCAAGTGGATGATAACTACCAGAGCGTACTTCATAACTTGTCTTCTCGTTTGATCGCGTCCAACTCATACCCCATAGCACATAATAGGCTTTCGATCTTGTAAATAGAAGGCTCGAGGATCTTGCAGCGTTCATAATTTTCTATAGTGCTTGAGCCAACACCAGATAAGGCAGAGAGTTGGGTCCGTGTAAGACCAGACTCCCGCCTTATGTCTGATAAGATTACGGACCAGTGTTCTCTTTGCTCAAGCATCTCATACTATTAATGTTCAGACATGTCAGAAGTGTCCAGATCCTCTAACACTTCTTCAAAGGAAGAACCTTGTTCACCTGCCATTATTCCCAACGTGGTAGTCATGAGCTTGGAGACAATGTACATGGTTTTTTCAATTCCCATTTCCGCTGCTCCTACTTCAAACGCGGCCCTAAAGAGAACTACTGATTTCATTTCCGTAGTTACGTCAGTGTTCTTATCAGCTAATTCCCTTACTTCTTTGTACAAATCATCTAGAACCTTCATGCGCTTGAACTCCCACCATAAGTTAGCCGAAGTTCAGCGTCCGTGGGCGCATTTTGAGCCACTTCCACTAAAAAAGCAATCTGCTGCGCGGGAGATCGCTGGTTCTCCTCTGCAAGGATCATGAGTTTTTCCCATGCCGGGATAGGCACAGCAACGCTTTTGTATCGTTTGGTATCAGGCATCTATTATCTCCTTTAGATGGTTAAGTTGTTGTCTGGTTTCGTTAAAAGTATTTAAGTAGTCGGGGTCACATAGCAGTATGACAGCCTCAATAATCTCGCTGTCGTTGAACCCCAAGGTCATCATCTCGCCTCTAAACATGGAGACGAGACGTTCTGCACCCAGTTGGTAAGACTTGTCAGGTTTCATTTTGCCGGCATCTTGAGTTTCCACACAATGTAGGGCTCCCCACACTTACCTGTTTCAACCTCACATATCTGACCTGGTATGGATTTGGCGGTAGGGTCCAGAGATTGCACCCCAACGTAGTGCCACTTAGCACCTTGTTTCATTTCCTTGATGGCTTGATCAAAGAACTCTTTGTTGTCAGATACAAACAAGCTCCCCATCAAGACCGCTGCACTCATAAAAAACTCCATCTTCTTTCTCCTATGTAAGCCATTGTTTAAGATCCTCGCCCAACACGAGGCTGGCGATATCCATTTTGTTCCGAAGAGCCTTGACGATCTGTTCGTCAATCGTCCCTTCCGAAATAAAATCTATGTAGGTAACGTGGTCTGTCTGACCGATTCGATGCGCTCTGTCTTCTGACTGCATCCGCACGGCTAGATCAAAGCTGTTTGCGAAGTACACAACGTTAGTTGCCGCAGTTAGCGTGATACCGTATCCACCCGTCTGTGGATTACCCACAAAGAATCGTGCGTCTCCGTTTTGGAATCGTTCAATCGCGTCACTACGCTCATCGTCTGTGGTATCGCCAAAGTAAGATACCGTAGACCCTGGTCCGTGTTCCTTGGTCAGTGCTTCAGTAATACGCTTTACGTCATACCTGAACCGTGACCAGATGATTGCCTTGCCTTCGATCTCTTCAAGACAGTCGAGTAGTTCGTTGAGTCTATTATCTTTGATCTCAATAAACTCACCACCATCAGATTTAACATGACCAGATAGAACCTGTTGCATTCTTAGTAGCTGGGTCATGACATTGTTCGCGGTCATGAAGTCGTGATCATCTATATGTGCAAGGGCAAACTCTTTAAGTTCAGTGTAAATGCGCTTTTGATCGTCGGTCAGGACGATGTTGCGTTGCGTATAGATCTTTGACGGTAGATCCAGACACTCATCCTTTGTGATTCGGCTAGAAAAACCTTTTAAAGTTGAACTGAGCTGTTCCAAATTGCGGTATCCCACAACTCGATTGAAAGAATGTGATCCTACATGCTGTCGTTTCATCACGGCATAGCGATATTGGAACTGAAAGAAGTTGTCGCCGCACTCTCCAAGCAAGGTCTTATCCAGAAACCTACACTGCGCCCACAAGTCCATGGGCGATTGCGTGACGGGGAATCCTGTCAGGATGCGTCGATACTTTGCAAACTCACCCACTTTAATAAGTGCTTTGGTTCGACTCGCCTTGGGCGACTTGATTGCGGTGGACTCGTCTACTGCGAGTAGGGCCTGTGACGACTTCAGAAGGGCCGTGAGGTACTTCCTACCTTTGGGCGTCGAGAGAGCCTCTACATTCATGACCAGCACTCTCAGATCATCTGAGGCGTCTAGGAGGTCTTCTAACGCTGCACGTTCCGATTTGTTGGCCCCGGCCTTCCACGTGACAACCTTCCGCGATATTCGGTCAGGCATATGTGCGGGTATCTCAAGATTCGCCCAGTTGCGATACACACCTTTCGGCGCCACCACTACAAAGGTGTCGATCTTACCCGTCTGAAATAGAAGGGCCGCGTTGTCGATACAAACTTTTGACTTGCCCGTACCCATCTCCATGAGGTAAGCCCAATTCGTTTGCGGCCACGAAGTTTTTAAAACGTCATCCTGATGTTTATAAGGTTTCGTTTTATATTCATAAGACATTTCCATCATTCGTGGAAAATAACAGAAAGTTTACCATTGGCAAATGTTTTTTTGTGTGGTAGGACGGTCACGTAGAAAGTGAGAAAGCAGAATGAGCGTATATGTCACCCAAGAAAATCCCCGTGTCGATATCGTATCGGCAACGAAGTATGGGGACCTCGAGCCTCTCGCCTCACCTTTTGATCAAGTGCATCTAAACCCTGGCCGCATTGTGTCGCAGCTTCGACGCAAGCTCCAGAAGTTTGGTGATGACGATTGGCTATTGGCAATGGGTGACCCTGCGATTATCGGCATTGCTTTCGCACTGGCTGCATCCGCTAACCATGGTCGTGTGAACTTACTCAAGTGGGACAAGATGGAGAGATCCTATTATCCCGTGAGGGTAAATTTGCGCGGCGGTGGCATTGAGAACTTAAACCCTGACGAGGAGATACGTTGATGAGTAAAGAAGAAGTTTGGGATGAAATCGAAGCCGATGCTTCCAAGTTTGATGCGTTGACAACTGAGGCGGGATCCGAATTGAGTGAGATGATACGGATCTTGTCAGATGTAACGTCAGCGATATCAAAGGCAGAGGAGTCGGTGAAGTCTTTGAAGAAAAGTCGTGATCGATACCTACATGATCTTATTCCGGGCAAGATGGCCGAAATGGGATTGGACAAGGTTGAGGTCGATGGCAACAAGGTATCGTTACAAACATTTGTGTCTGGCACGATGCCAAAAGATCCCCTTGAGAAAAATTGGGCATTGAATCATCTGCGTGAAATTGGTGCGGGTGACTTCATAAAGAACGATGTGAGTGTGTCGTTTGGAGTAACCCAAGACAATGTCGCAAAAGATTTGGCGGCTGATCTTGAGAACAAGGGATATGAGACCTCTTCAAAGACGTGGGTGGAACCCATGACCCTTAAAAAGTTGATTCGTGAACGAGTAGAAGCGAACCAAGAAATAGATCTCGATATTTTTAATGCACACGTTGGAACAATAGCAAAGATTAAAGGAGCATAGACATGACTAAAAAAAACGGAAACGGAAAACTACCCGCAGAACTTGCCGCCGCATTTGAGGAAGATGCGGGTATGGGACTTGAGGATGTATCTACAGATGATATGCAGATACCCTTCCTACGCTTGATACAAGCATTGAGCCCACAACTCAAAAAGTCTGACCCAGCTTTTATCGAAGGTGCGTCACAAGGTGATATCTTTAACACCGTGACGAACAAGGTGTGGCAAGCAGACAAGGGTGTGACAGTTCTGCCTGTTCATTTTATTCAAAAGCTTTTGGAATTTGTGCCACGTTCCGCTGGCGGTGGGTTTGTTGGAGAGTTGAACCCTAACGGTCCAGAGGTGCAACAGGCGGTGCGCGACAAGGATTCCGGCATGGAAGTATTGCCCAACGGCAATGAGCTAGTCCGCACGGCACAGCACTATGTTAAGATCGTGCATGAGGACGGCACTTTAGAAAGTGCCATTGTGGACATGAAGAAGACACAGTTAAAAGTGTCTCGTAAATGGATCACGCTGATTGCTATGCAGAAGCACAACGGAAGCACCCTTCCGTCCTTTGCAAACACCTACCAGTTGAAGTCCATCGAAGACGGCAATGACAAGGGCAGTTGGTACTCTTGGTCAATAGGCTTTAATGCACCCGTCTCTAGTATGGACGATTACCGCGAGTGTAAGGAACTTCACACCAACATTAGGGATGGTCTGGTGCAACTTGCGCCCCCACCCTCTGATATGATGGTGGAAGATCAGTCCTCTGAAGAAGTGCCGTTCTAGGAAGGACTGCGGCCCCCTTGTCTGCACACGAGGGGGCCTCTTTCTTGATGGGGAACGCAGCAGAAAGATTCCTTCAATTATTTGAAGGCTACGGGAAGGCTCATGGACAGACTGCTGTCTTGGACCGTGCTAGGCATGGCAAGACACAGGCTAAGTATCAAATCGTCCATGAACCGTTGACCGTGGAACTTGTTCAAGATCACTTGAACGGGAAGCTTGGCGTTGGGTCCATACCCATCGATGAACAAAGCAAGTGTTCGTTTGGTGCCTTGGACATTGACGACTACAACTTGGACCTCCCGGCTTTGCTGGAGAAGGTCAAGAGATTTAAACTTCCTTTAGTCATGTGCCGCTCAAAGTCGGGTGGCGCTCATCTGTTCTTGTTTTTATCAGAGAAGATCGCAGCCGCAGAAGTGCGGGACAGGCTGGCAGAGTTCGCATCTGTTCTTGGCTGGGGCAACTGCGAGATCTTCCCAAAGCAAGAAGAGGTTCGAGCGGACAGGGGAGACATAGGAAACTTTATAAACCTACCGTATCAAAACGCTAAACACACAACACGGTATGCCCTGACCAAAGATGGTGACAGCTTGTCTTTGGATAATTTTCTGAAGCTGGCAGAGAAGCTTTGCATATCAGGCAAGGATCTAGCGGCCATACAGCTTGGTTCTAAAAGCAGTGTGCTTCCAGATGGCCCCCCTTGTTGTCAGCAACTGACAGAGTTCGGGATACCAGAAGGTGGGCGTAATACTACACTTTTGAACATAGGCATCTACTACAGGAAGTGTTCGCCTAACGATTGGAAAGAGTTACTTGAGAAGCACAACAGGGACTATTGCAACCCACCCCTACCCGCCAGAGAGATTGTTTCGATACAGGAACAGCTTGAGAAAAAGGATTATGCATTCACGTGCAAGCAAGAACCGTTGCAGAGTCATTGCAACAAGTCCCTGTGTCGCAGTCGTAAGTTTGGCATAGGGTTTCACAATTCGCACCCTGTGGTAGGGGGACTGACAGTTGTGGAGTCAGAGCCCCCTGTCTGGTTTATCAACGTAGACGGGGCAAGATTGGAACTATCCACCAAACAGTTACAGATGCAGGTAGAGTTTCAACGTGCTTGCATGGAACAGATGTACAAGATGCCAGCTAAGATGAAGGATGGCGATTGGCGTGACCTGATAGATACCTTGCTCAATGACGCGACACGCATCTCAGTTCCAGACGAACTAACTTATAAAGGTTTGTTCATGGAGTTGGTGGAGACCTTCTGCACGTCACGTATTTCGGCCCACAGTGCAGAGGAGTTGCTTACGGGTAAGCCATGGACAGAGGACGGCCTGACATACTTCAAGCTTAGTGCGCTGCAAGAGTATCTCAAACGTTGTGGGTTCACGTTCTACACCCGTGGTCAGATAACAGAGCGTCTCAAAGAAATGAACGATGGCATTGAGGCCGACAAAACTTATCGGTTTAAGGACAACCAAGACAGGTGGAAGTCGGTCCGGGTGTGGTTCGTGCCAGAGATGAACAGGGGAGAAGTGGATCTTCCAGAAGTTACGTTTGAACCAGAGGACCCACCTTTTTAATGAAACTTCAACCCATACCGATAACGTTACGAGAGGCTAATAATTTTGTAGAACAGTACCACCGTCATAGTAAGAGAACCGCGAGGGACGGCGGTAAGTTTGCTATCGGAGCAACCACCGGAGAAGAGATGGTAGGGATTGCGATAGTTGGCCGTCCAGTGGCGAGGTTGTTGGATGACGGGTATACAGCGGAGATCACTAGAGTTTGTGCAAGAGAAGAGAGTCCTAAGAACACTTGTTCTTTTCTGTACGGTAGATGCTGGAGGATATGGCAGCAGATGGGCGGCAAACGGATGGTGACTTACACCTTACAGACAGAGAGCGGATCTAGTCTAAGAGGAGCTGGGTGGAAGATTGTTGGAGAAACCGACAAGGGTAGTTGGGACAGAAAAGGTCGAGAAAGAGATTGGCAACCCATTTATGGACAACTGAAGTTTAGATGGGGAGTAGAGGTTGAATGATCGTTGGATAGATTGCCCATGGTGTGGAAGCGTCACCAGAACCTTTTGGGAAGGTGATGACGAACTATGTCTGGCCTGTAAGAGAGTAATAAATGGAAAGCGAGACGATACTAGGACCCCCGGGAACGGGGAAGACACAGACGAACTCCAATCGGATACGTGATTGTATCCAAGAAGGCATCGACCCAGATCGCATAGCCTGTGTGTCTTTTACACGTAAAGCTGCGGGAGAAAGCCGTGACCGTGTGGTTAAGGATTGGAACATTGACGAGAGAGATCTTCCTTACTTTCAAACGCTACACTCCATGGCTTACAAGGCAGGGGGTTACACTACAGATGATGTAATGTCTCCAGAAGATCTTAAAATTATAGGGGACGCCGTGGGCATTCCGTTTGGGACCAAAAATAAAAATATTGAGACAGACTTTGACAACTTAGGGATATCTCAAGGCGATAATTACATGAACCTCTATCATCTGGCTCGAAGTAAGAAGATGCCTTTTGAAGAGATGTATCGTTTGATGGGGGACCATGGCCTACACTTCATGGAACTCAAAAGACTTATTCTTTCTTATGAGGACTACAAGAGAACGCGACACAAGATAGATTTCACAGACATGATAGAAAACTTCAATGCGGCCGACATTTGTCCGGGCATTGACGCCTTGTTTGTAGACGAGGCACAAGATCTATCTACTCTTCAGTGGTCCATGGTCAATGTTCTTAGGAGAAACCCCCGCATACAAGTGTTCACGGGTGATGACGATCAGGCCATCATGGGCTTTCAAGGTGCAGATGTTAAAGCGTTCTTGAGCGCGACAGAAAAGAAGACGGTTCTCAATCAGTCGTACCGTGTGCCGAATCTTATATGGGATCAAGCGCAAAGCATCGTCAATAGGATATACGGTAGAGCCCCCAAGAACTGGTATCCACGGGACCACGAGGGGAGTGTTAGACATCATCAAAATTTATTGGATGTACCGTTGGGTGAAGGGGAGTGGTGTCTGATGGCGAGGACCAATCGGATTGCCTCTTACCATGCTAATAAATTAAAAGACGAGGGGTGGGTGTACAGCCGTAATGGCCACCCCAGCATTCCAACCAAGACCTACGAAGCCATTATGGATTGGGAGTCTTGGTGCAAAGGTCAGCCTATGGCGCCAACAAAGATTCGTAACATCTACACCTTTATGAAGGTTGGTAAGGAATTTACTAAAGGCTACGGTCCCAAGTCCAGAAATCTTATGATGATGAACGAGGAGGAGTTTTATACCCTGTCTTACGCAAAGGAGAATCTAGGTCTACAAGTAGATGAGTCCCTGCGGTGGCACCAGGCCCTTGGAAAGATTGACCTTGAAACGAAAAACTATATTCTTAACGCATTGAAAAGAGGGGACAACGTCAAGAAACCTCGTATAAAGGTAAGCACAATACACTCCATGAAAGGGGGCGAGGCAGACAACATTATAGTCATTCCTGACATATCGTATGCCGCGTATAAGCAATACCAGAAAAAGCCCTCTATAGAACACAGAGTTTTTTACGTAGCCGTGACGAGGGCCAAGCAATCTCTTCACGTTCTATATCCCACAACCGATAGGAATTATCAGCTATGAGACCCGCCGACATACTAACCGAAGCAGCGTCACTTGTTACTGGAGAAAGGGCTCATCAGCATGGAGACTACAGCCTTCTACACGCTCGAGCGGCAGAGTTGTGGTCAGCTTTCTTAGATGTTTCTGTAAAGCCATCTGACGTTGCTTTCTGCATGACGTTGCTAAAAGTTGCCCGACAAGAGGTAGGGCATAAAAACTCCGATGATGGTGTAGATGCGTCTGCCTATACCGCGTTGTGGGCGGCGTTATCCGAAGATGCGTGAAGACTTATTTGATGAGAAGGTCTGGTCGCCGCCAGAGCATCTGCCAGATCTATCTGGCGAAAAAATTATCTGCATAGATGTCGAGACTCAAGATCCCGGCATAAAGGATTTGGGGCCAGGTTGGGTTAGGAACGATGGCAAACTTATAGGCATCGCTGTCGCCGCCCCCGGTTGGAGTGCTTATCTACCCATTGGTCATGAAGGGGGAGGAAACATGGCCAAGAGTCTCGTAACCGGCTGGCTCCAAAGTCAACTTGATCACGGTATGTCTGTTGTTTTTCACAATGCACAGTATGATCTAGGCTGGTTGTTATCAGAAGGTATTGAGGTCAAAGGTGATATTCTTGACACTATGGTCGCCGCTCCAATCCTTGACGAAAACAGATTTAGTTACTCCCTTAATGCGTTGGGTGCGACATATCTGGGCGAGAGGAAGAAAGAAGAAGACCTGAAACGTGCCGCAAGTCAGCATGGCGTAGACGCTAAAGCTGAAATGTGGAAGCTGCCGGCAGAGCGAGTTGCCCTGTATGCGGAGGGTGACGCTGAACTTACCTTGAAGCTGTGGGACGTTCTCTCCAAGAAATTGGAGGAGGATGACTGTCAAAACATTCTGGAGATGGAATTGTCGTTGTTGCCTCTTGTGTTTGAGATGCGTAAACGTGGGGTTCGGGTGGACGTAGACAAGGCAGAGAAGACGAAAGCCTATCTTCTATCCAGAGAAAAGAATATCTTGAAGGAGCTACACAAAGAAACAGGAGTCCACATTGAACCGTGGAACGCCAAAAGTCTTGCATCTGCCTTTGACAGTCTTGGGTTGCCCTACGAGAGGACGCCTAAGTCCGATGCGCCCAGCTTTACAAAGCACTTCTTGAAGACCCATGAACATCCCATCGCCAAAAAGATTCTGGAGGTACGTGAGTACAACAAGGCTAACACGACCTTCGTGGACACGATTCTTAACCATCAGCATAATGGCCGCATCCACTGTCAGTTTAATCAGTTGCGCTCGGATGAAGGTGGAACTGTGTCTGGACGCTTCTCGTCAAGCCATCCTAATCTACAGCAAGTTCCCTCTAGGCATCCAGAAATCAAAGAACTCATTCGGGGTCTCTTTCTGCCAGAAGAAGGGTGCCGATGGGGAAGCTTTGATTACAGCTCCCAAGAGCCCAGATGGTTGATGCACTACGCTTCTATTGCCCCTGCAACCAAAGAGAATGAGCGTGTTCGAGAGATCGTCAAGCAGTACCAAGAGTCAGATGTAGACTTCCATCAGATTATGGCAGACATCGCTGACGTAGACAGATACCAAGCCAAGATCATAAATCTAGGCACCATGTATGGCATGGGCATTGGTAAGTTGGCCGCTACCCTTGGAGACATACCCTTTGAGGAAGCCAAGGCGATACGCAACGAATACGATGAGAAGGTGCCGTTCATACGGGCGTTGGCGTCCTCTGTCATGGACGCGGCGTCTCAACGTTGCGAGGTTCGTACCTTGTTGGGCCGTAAGTGTCGATTCCCCATGCGTGAGCCCAGAGGCTACTCAAAGGATTCTAAGACGTTGATACATGCAGAGAAGCTTGAGGAGCAGTGGCAAGAAATACAAGATACGCCGATGGACGATAGGCCAGAGGATTGGCACCAGAAGAACCCACAGAACTATAAGGTAGCTTTCGTGTACAAGGCCCTCAACCGCCTGATACAGGCTTCAGCAGCAGACCAGACCAAGAAGTCTATGCAAGACTGCATTGGCCATGGTCATTGGCCCATGCTCACTGTACATGACGAACTATGCTTTTCGATAGAGAGTGACGAACAGGTGGTTGAGATCAAGGATCTGATGGAGAACTGTGTGCCAGACATGAAGATACCATCCAAGATAGATGTAGGTCTGGGCGAGGATTGGGGTAAGGCTAAATAGGCGCCCCCTGACAACAGTCGCCGTCAGTTACGCATTTACAATCGGCGCACTGGTAGTGTCCATGGACAAAGATCTTTGGTTTGTCGCACCCACAACTAGGACAGCGGGGACCAAGTTCGCCCATCGAATCGCTTGGATTCTTTTCTGTTTCGATCTCCGACATAGCTACAATGCACCCATCCTGAGTCTGGTATGTCTTCTTTGTAAAACTCTAGTAGCAACTGATCGTAGTCCAGATGCTCTCTGATCCACATTGCCAGTTCCATGTTGGGTACGCCAGGTACTTCGAAGTCAACAGCTTGACCGTTTATGTGCTGCGACTTGCTGGATGATCCAATCTCTTTGTTTAACTGCAAACAACGGAAGCCGCTCGAGGGCGTAAACGGAATGCCGTAATGCACCCTGACAGGCTCTAGTATCTTCTCGCATACGGTTCTAAGGTTCTCGATTTCCGTTTCGTTGGGATCATTCTTGATGCCCTTACGAACCGCTGTATCGGAGCGGGTCAACTCCTTCAAAGAAAAGTGTGTCGATAAACGTGTCACGGTGTCATCCCAAGTAGTTTATTGATCTCTTGCTGATACAAAGGATTAGGCTGACCGGGTCCTTGTTTCAGATAATCAGGTATGGGTGGTCCAGGGTCAACGGCTGCTGGAGGTTGAGCGGGTGCAGCAGGCATGGCTGCTGGAGGTTGAGCTGGAGCCGCAGGCGCTTGAGTAGCCTGATTAAATTGTTCCGTTGCCCGTTGCTCTGCAACGTTCAATCCTTGGTCCGTGGCATAGTAACCAGCATCCACCAAAATTGTTCTCAAGGATCTAAAAGCAGATTCTCTAGCACGCTCGGCGGCTAAGTTTCGTTGACCAAATCCTGACAAATCAGCTCCCGCTTTTATGGCCCTTTGGGCTTCATAGGCTCTTAATCTAGGCGAGGTAAGATATTTCATAACTGGTTTTGTCCGTAATAATCTGGACATAGCAAAAATACCCGCCGCACCTGTCAAGGTAGCTATTGGACTTAAAAATAAAGCCGTTGCAAAACCAGCAGAATAACCCGCCGCTGCAAGTCCAGTCTTACCCCTCATAACCGAATCAGAAATTACCTCCCCAGCTTTTGCTAACTTGTTTATATCGTCAAGGGTTGACTTACCTAAAACAGACTCCAAGGCGCCACCTCTGTTAAGATCTTTTACATTCTTGGATATAACCTGACCCCACGAGCCACTCCGGACAACATCATCTGTAACAGACTCTGCGGGAAACGCTGGCGATATAATTCTAGAGATTATTATATCCTTGAAACTTCCCAAAGGAGCATCATCCGTTAATCCTAACACCTGATCGCCCAACCTTCTTCGTAAGGTCTCAAAGTTCTTAGGGTTAGCCAATACATTGGTCACTAGCTTTTCTGCGTCTATAGGACCACCAGCCATGGCTTTCAAGAAAGCATCTTGGCTTTCTGCTTCGGCTTGACGAACTGTACCTTTAAATGTTTCTAAAATGGTTCGAGCATCTTGGTTAAACAGTTGACCTGAAAACTCATTTAATCTTGAGACGCTATCTTTATCTAAGATTTTTAGATCACTCATAACTCTTCTGAACTCAGCCGTTTGATTCCCAAAAAGTTCTTTTTGCACTTTGGGGCCTAACGAATCAAACGATGACGCAAGAGCGCCGTAGTTTATGCCAGAGTCTGATCGATTTATTTTGGTTGAGTTCTTTAACCAAGTGTTTGCCAACAGACTACGGAAACCATCTCTAAACTGAGATGGTCCAGCGGCAGCGGACGACATTTCGTCATACAATTTTAAAACATCTGAAAAGTCGTTTTGAAGGCGAACTCTTGTGGGGTCATTCTTTGGTAGCTTTGAGAAAACACTAGGTACAGTGAGCATGGCCTTTTCAGGCTTGATACCCGCTCGTTCCAAGGCGGCTGAAGAAAGACCCAGATCATCTAAACGGTCAGCCACTCCTTTTATGTCCCCCGCAACTATCTGTTCTGATAACTCACGGAACACACCGGGGTTGGCTCTACCCGCTTCAATTATTTTGTTTACTTCTTTACCGGAAGGCTGAACAGAATCCAGAACAAATTTTAACAACTGGGGTTGATTTTCTCTTACTACCAGATCAACAATACCCGTCAAATCTTGTATGTTCTTTTGTTTAATCTGAGTGTTTAACCCCTTTATAAAGCCAGAATTAATTATTTCGGCACCGTCAGCGTAGTGTTTATTTGCCGCAGCTAATAAGTCCAAACCTTCTCTTGTTTGAGCAATCTTTGCGGGGGATGTAAGAGGACCCTTGGTCAACTGTTCCGCAAGACTAATCTCTTTTCGTTTAACGGACTCATCAATTGCATCCAACATTTTTTTAATGTTGGCACCAGCAGGTGTTCCTAACAAAGTAGGATCTGCCTCACTAGCACGTAAAGCAGCTCTCAAAGCGGGAACTTGAGCTATGGGAATTTCTTTGTTTTCAGAAATAAATTTCCAAATACCTCCTTGAAGTTTATCCCCTCCAGATAAAGGATCTTTTTGTAACTGTTTAAGAACGCTTTGAATACCGCTTGCATCGATTGTAGCATCATCCAAGGCCGCATCTGCGTTCCGATAAAGTTGGTTAGACCTTGCCGTAAACAGATTTACGGACAACTCAAGACCTCTTTGAAACTCTGTAGCTAGACCCTGTGACCCAGACGTGGTGTCATCTAACACTTTGGACAAAGTATCAAACTCTTTTTCCAACACACTGGTTAATTCTTTGTTTGCTTGTTTAACCGCAGCGTTTGGATCAGCCATGGTCTCTCTTAACCTAGCTACCATGCTTTCCGCTGTCTCAGCTATAGCTTCTCGAGCCTGATTTGTATTTATCAAACCCTTCTTTTCATCATCTATAATTTTTCTGACAAAGTCTACGTTACGGGCCACTGCTACATCATTAGGGAAGATAGATTCCCAAATGGCTTGTGTGCGGCCCAGAATACTTTTTCCGGTAAGTGTAACGGCAGGTATATTGGCGCCCTCATCTATCATCTTGCGATAAGTAGAAGAAGCCTCCTCTTTAGCAGCCTTTCGAGCTAATCTATTAGCTTGTCTTTCGCTGTATCGGGGTCTTCCGTTTGGTTTAACTTGAGCCTTTAATGTATCGGCTAATTCTTGCACGCGAACTGAGTCAGGAATAGGACCGGAACCTTTAAGAGCCCATTTAACACCAGCAACGATACCTCTTCCAACGCCTTCCCCGCCAGCCTCTATCAGACCTTGAAGGGCAACGTCAAAAAGAACTTCAGAAGTATCTTGCCTTTGTAGCCCCTCAAAGATGTCTTCAATAATAAACTCGTCCACGGCTTTTCCTGCAGCACCCGCTGCACCAACTAACAAAACCCCAGGTCCAAAACCAAGTCCGGTTGCTGCTACAGAGGCACCAAGAGCGGCTACCAAAGGCACCGTTTCTCGGCCTAAAAAAGAAGCTACATCTTGCCAACCCAGACCCGGTTCGTTAAATCGAATAGTCCCTGATTCAGGAAGATTGTATTTGTCTTTAACGTCTTCCGTTATGTTATCTAAGTTTAGAAAGAAATCGTCAGGTCCTACTTTCGTAACGCCTTGCTGACCAAACACTGTCTGAAGACGTGCTAATCTGTCTTCATCCGTGTCTCCTCGACCCACAAAATAAGAAAGACCTAAGTCTTTAACCTCACCAGAATGAGTGGCTTTGATTTCTTCTGGATCAGGACCTCTCCTCGTTTGGGCTCTATCAAATATTTCGTCAACAGATAAGTCCTCTTCCGAAACTTGGAAAAGTGCGGGTTGCTCTTGTTGTAATTGAGCGATTACTGGTTCTATATCTTCTGGAGACATATCTCCAAAATCAATAGATTGACCAGAGGGAAAATTAATTACAGCCATGAACAGCCAGCCTTTTAATTACTAGCAAAGATATTTTTGTAACCTGGTTTAAACTTTTTTGAATCCAGATCATAAATATCCGTGATATTAATTGTTCTAGAAGGTTGCCTAGAAGTAATTGTCGTTGATCCAAGAACTTCTCTTCTGAGATCAGGTAAGATACTACCTAAAGCAGTGCCACCTTTCGTAGTTTCGTTTAACCAGCGTCTTTCTGTAGCACGTAAACTAGCACCTGTCTTTGTAATGTTAGCATCCAACGTTTTTTCTAAGTTAGCCAACTTAGCTCTAAGAACCTCTTCAGAAACAATAATACCGTTCGCTCCCACAAGATCACCAATAAGTTCTTCAACTCTTTTACGATCAAAATCAGATAACGTTTTAGAACCCTCTCTCAAAAGTTCTGTAGCCATGGCTACACCTAAACGTTTCTGTTGAGAATCGTACTTTGCTTTGTCCGTGCTTCTAAACTTTTTTAGAAAAGCTGCTTGAGCATCGCCGCTTTGAATTCCTATAGAGTTTAAAGCTTTATCAATCACATCTTTAAAATAACCTCGGAGACCCGTAACGTCACCCTTTGCGGCTAATCTAGCGGAGTCTCTTAAAACAGCTTTAAAACCTAAACTTGATTTGTAAGAATCCAAAGTTTTCTCATATTTTTCTTGTTGAGCGGTGAATGAATCGGGAGAAATTCTACCTTCGGTTCCTTTTTTGGCTAATTTTATCATATCCTTATAGTCGGATATAAAAGTAGTAGCATAAGTTAAGGGAAGTCGTTGCATAATCCCATCTTCAATTTGTTGAACTGTTACAGGGAAAGCTTCACCTTTTTTAATTGTAACACCATTAAAATCAAAAGTTTGATTAGCCACTGTTTTGAAGGGCATTTTTCTCCCTGCAATCGCTCGAGCTTCGGCTTTTTCTCTATCTTTTTGAACACTTTGAATACCGTATTTAGCAGCAGACAATTCAACCTGACGATCCCAAACACGTTTTTCTTTTTCGTCTTTAGCGAATGTAGCACCAAGACCTTGCAGACCTTTAGCTACGTTAGCAACTGCGTTTGGACTCTCTCCCGCCGCAACTCGCAACCCAGCTTCCATGAGGGCGTAGCCTTTTTCTTCCTCCGACATGCCTTGATACTCAGGCATTTGATCTAAAAACTCTTTCTTGTATTGGTCTATGGTCTTTGTAGCGTCTTCCTTAGACATGTCTTCTTTATCAAAGGTTGCCATTATGTCTTTGGCGCCTTCCTCTCCTATGAAGGGATCGCCTGCTTCTTGTGGTCCAGCTTCTTCCGCACCAGCTTCTGGTTTTCTTCCGGGTTCTGTAAATAAAGCTGGCTTCGGACCAATATCCTCATCAATTTCATCGTCGGGAGAAAGTCCTGGAATACTAGGACCCACTTGACCCGTTCCGGACATCATGTCTTGCGCTTCTGTTCTTGGCCCAGCATCACCCGTATCAGCGGGTCTTTCTACAGCATCTGGTTGCTGCATATCACGTGTTTGTTCAAACGGAGTTCCTATATTGGTATACTCTTCAATTATTTTAGCATCAGCCATTTGCTGTTTTACAAGATCCTGATCCGCTTCAAACCTATTGCTTATGTCTCTAGCAATTTGTTGCTTAAAAGTAGTTGGGTTAGAACTAGCGGCACTGGTTGCACGAGTGTCATCTGGGTCAGAACCTGGCGAAGGAATAGATTTTTTACCTGCAGCCAAATTTCCAGCACTTTCTAAAATCTGTCTTTCTAAATCAGGTCTGCTCTGAATTAGATCATTAACCACCGCAATTTGAGCAGCATCCAATCCCAAAGCTTGCATTTGGCCAGAAAACCCAGCTTGATATCCCGCAACCGCCGCATCTTTGGCGTCTTCAAAAAAGCCTTTTACTTTATCCGTTGCACCTATCAACGATCTAGCCATATCTATGTCAGCGGTTTCTATTCCTTCTTGTACTCTTCCGCGAGGTTTGCCTTGAATCATTCGTTGTCTTTGGGCTTCCTCTCTTCTTTTTAAACCCGGATATCTAATATCGATATCATCAGGTCTTTCCGCATCAGGAAAAAGTCTGCTCAGTTTTTCGGCTGATGTTTCGTCTGCAAGATCACCTAAGGTCATTTCAAAAGGACCGCCCTGACCCGCGCCGGGAGTGAGAGTAGGAACTAATTGAACCTGAATGCCTCTTAAAGGCACCGGACCAGCCATGTTGGCTCTAGCAGACCTTGGAGGTATAGGCATCCCACCAGCCTGCAACTGCGCTATACCACCTTGGTTCATGCGCTGTGGTGTGGGAAGGAAACCGTTAGATAACTGATCTGGTTCGGGTTTAGGTTGTGGAGTTACTTGAGGTTCCAGTCTATTTGCTACTTGGGTCTGAGCCCCACCAAGCAAACCCGCTAGACCTTGTCGCCCAAAGAAACGAGAAAAAGGATTGCGGTAGCCTTCTGTTCCTAATTGTCCTTGCACGGTATTGGCATAACTATCCAACTGACGACCAAAACTTCGTCCTAACCTATCAGCCGCTTTATCAGCGTAATCTCCAACACCCTCTATCCTTTCCCCAATATCAGATAGTCCTTCCCCCATTTCGTCGCTCAAGGACTCTAGTTCAGAAAGCACACCACCACCATATGGTTGAAAATTTATCGGGAACGGGAAACGGGGTCTGGACGATGCTCTAGGAAGGTTGCTGGAAATAGACTGTCTCATGACAGAGCCACCTTCGGCCATGGTCAGTGGACCGCCCGTCATTGGAGCAAGCACCTCTTGCGCTACGGCGTCTATCAACGGTTCAGAAGACGCCAAGATACCTGACGGCTGTTTCTGTTCCATAGGCTTGCTTATGGGCAGCATCCCACCACCCGCAAACATCTTACGCTCGGCTAAGACGGACTGAACTGGGGCTCTTCTTTTTTTCATCATCCGGATCCAAAAAGATTACCAAGGGGGTTGCTCAAAGCTTTGTTTAAACCAAGGCCAGCGATTCCTACTCCAATGGCCTGTGACAATGGACTTGGAGAAGGCGCCACACTCGTGCCTAACGTAGATCCAGCGGAACCAATTTGTGGCTTGAATATGTCACTCATAAAGCTGACTCGTTGGAACGGTTCATAGTTTTGTTGCAGTTTAGTTTGCCTATCAGCATCAAGTTCTCTCTGTGCTTGTGCCTGTTTAAGCGCACCTATCTGTGACTCAAGTTGGGCTTGTTGCGCGGTTAAGTTTGCACCTGCGCCACCTAAGTTAGCTTGAGCTGTACCCAACCCAGCAATACCCGCACCCATGCGGACAGCCTCTTGACCTTGAGCAGACCCTAGTCCACCCAACAATTGAGCAACGCCCTGTTGCCGGCGCTGTTGGTTCTCAAACGCTGTCTGTGCGGCATTCTGGGCCTGATTGTAGTTGCGACTTAAATCTTCAAAAATCCTACGGCTTTGTATATCAGCTAAATTACGCCCCAACTCTGCTTCTTGAAGAGCAAAACGACTGCCCCGTGTAGGACTTGCTTGATCAGCTCTGTCTCGCAATGCCTTACGTTGGATTGCCGCCTGTCGGTTCATCTCCGCAAGAGCATTTTGCGTAACAGCTTGTTGGTACGGATCCATGAACGCAGCGGCACTGGTTGGGTCGTAGGCCCCTGTCGTACCTTTGGCTTGCGTTGCCGCGTCCGTAAAAAGTTGACCCACACCCGCGCCCATGTCTTGGAGGGTGGTTAGTCCGGTGTCTATGGTGCCTTTGGCGTCCGTTATGTAACTTTGAAAATCACCAATCCCACCAGCCGTTGTGCCTGCTGCTGTGGTCAAAGGATCAAGAGGGGCAACCTGAATAGTTGGAATATCTACAGGTGTTTCACCACGGGCGAAAGCCGCCTCCATAATTTTCTTTTGATAATCTTCAAGAAACGGAGCTTGACGTACAATCTGTTCTGTTACGGTAGCCATTACGCCATTCCTCTTTCAAAACGGTTCATCATATCATACATCCTTGCGGCCCCCACGTCTCTATCGCCGTTTCCAGCGTTTCGTACAGCTTTGGCTGTCATTACAAACTCACCATCCGAAAGCATTGCTGGGATACTGTCAGAGGTTCCTGTTCCAGGTCCCATGACTTCACCTCCACCAGCGGCGGTCAAGGGCGAACCCGGTGTACCCGGTGTTATGCCTTGTAACGGATTAGCACCGAAGAAGGATTGCAGTTGAGCCGCCGTATATTGTGGCTGTCTATACCAAACAGCTTTTAACCTACGTGCTTCGTCGGAGTTCTTATCAGCGATTGCTGACCATCTATCATAAGCCGCTCTACGAGGGTTAGCAGCATCCAGTTGCGACAGTTGATCCGCTACAGAGGCTTCATCTTCTGTTAGACCAAGCATCTTTGCCCCTGCGTATAAACCTAAACCAGCGGTTGCCGCGCCAGCTAGTGTTGCGGGGGTTCCTGACAGTTTGCCACCCGTTACAAACTGACCAAGTTGATTGATCATTCCTGGTTTATCGACAGCTTTTTCTACTAATTTTTCAACAAAATCTGTTCCATCTTTGTTTAAGACTCGAGTCTTTTCAAAAGTTTTACCGCCTACCTCCGTTGTATCTCCTACTTTCATTCGATCTATTAAACGGTCCTTACCCCCACTACCCAATATTCTATCTTGGCTAACTTGATTAGCACTCGCAACCTTAGGCGAAAGACCCGCAACACCTGCTCCAGCTTGAGGGTCATACTCTGGGAATATTTTATCCATGATTCCCGTGCCACCACCAAAAGGCTGTTTAGCGAAATCGGTTCCAGATAAACCGCTAAAGGCAAGACCCGCACCTCGAGGACCAAGAATCCCTTGTGCTAGGGGATTAGCCGCGCCAGACGAAGCGAGATTACCAAGAGCAGAGAAAGGTTGTGTAAGACCTTTTGTAAGACCACCAGCGAAGGTTCCTCCTGTAGTACTCAATCCACCCATGATCCCTCGACCAAGGGCTCCCGCACCGTAACTAAGAGCCATGGACTTGAAGGCATCAGCCATAGACCCACCCATTAGCTTGGTGGTCAACCCAGATGCAATGATACCACCAATACCCGGTGCAATCAGGTTACCTATAATAGGGGCCGCAACAGGTAGGATTTTCTTAGCGACTTTCTTGACCGCCTTAAATATCTTCTTGAAGAAAAATTCCGGCTGACCTGTTATGGGGTTAATAGAGTTTAATTCACTGCCCACCACATAACGATTGGGGTCCTCAATACCCATCATCCTCATCTGTTTGAACAGATTGTCTTTAAGACCCGGGTTGGCGTCTAATATCTCTTTAGGTACAACGGTCTCGCCTTCTGCAGCATGGACCATGTAGTTGTCGCCGTAACGACCAAGAGTGGCTAGACCACTTGCTAAAGCTTGTGCGGTGGGTTCACCGGAAAGTTTAGGGGACGTGTCTGTCATCATCGTCACGAAATCTCCAAGACGCTGGCGAAGGCATTAATCTTCGAAGCTGTGTCACAGTTTAGTTTCAGCGTATCACCGGACTCCAAAACAAAAGGTCCAGAGAGAGACGTGTCGGCGTCAGTTCCGATACTGGCTTTTTTCAGCGTAACCGTTGCAGATGCAGAACTGTCGGTTATCTTTGGAAGCACTACTATAGTACCAGAATGGCTATTATAAAGGTTTAAATTCTTTATTAAGGCCGTTGTAGCCGTAGGACAGGTGTAAATCGTGACATCCCCCGTCGAACCAACCACAGTTGCTACATTTTTGTATGCAGTAGCCATTATTCCATAAACCAAGTCAGACTATTGTTGTCATCTTCGCTCGTGATTCTAGAGGGAAACTCTATCTTTGTTAGAGCCAACTCCAGATCACGCAATATCCTTACAAAAGTACTTTCATCATACTCAGATGGGGCCAAAGGCATGGACTGTTCAAGAAGCTTTACCATCAACGCCTACCATCAGGACGGATGTTCAAACGTAAATCGCCCAATGTCCATGTTATATCTGTTACATCACTTTCAATCCTAAGAGATGCCTGCCTTGATCGACTACGCAAGAACGCTTGCTGCGTAGTCGATTTGACGGCACTGGTAGAATTAGTAGAAAAGCTGTCTCCAGGGAAGTTTCTTGTTTTCAATATGTAATTTACAGAGGCGTCAGCATCAACGCCTGTTATGTCTATGTCCGGTATAAGACGATCTACAAACATAAATTGTTCGCCGTCCCCCAGATCAAAGTCAGAGGACTCAATAAACGAAGTCATTGCAGCCCCATCGTTATTATTGCCGCTTTCGTGGACATAAACAAAATTAACGTCACTTGCATCTCGTCCACAAGCTCTTGGGTTATCGTGTAACCCATAGTCTACCCATGCAGTGCGTGACAGATTTCCAAGATCCCATGTGTTTTCGGTAAAGTTGAATTTAACATAACGATCTATCTCTGAGGAACTAGCACTGGGGTAGAACCAAAAGACCTCATCAAACATTTTATTAGATGCTGCAAAACACTTAAAATTCTGTTCAAGGTTTATGTCATCGAAAACATACCGTAACAGAGTGCAAGGGATTGTTTGAACGCTACCTGTGTAAGCATAGAAGTTCTCACGGTCTATCCAAAACACCTTGTCGCCAACCGTTGTGGCCGCGTTTGGCCCCAATATGGATACGTTGTTAGCCACCATGTTCAGAGCAAAAGTATTGTCTCCACCAATATGAGTTAGTGAATGCAAAGACGTATCCGTCCAAATCAAGACTTCTTGACGAGTTTTCTGTGCCGTTATGATTTCAGATCCTGACGAAACGTGTAAATCACCAGCATTTCCTAGAACCGTAGGCGTCCAATCAAAAATGTTGTCATCGACAGTGTTAGACCACCGAACAAGCAGCATATCCTGATCAGTTCCTCCCAAAGGATTGCAGGCGAAACAAAGAACATGCTGCTTTGGACCCACCATTATCCTTCGGGTTATCGTGGGTGCGTCTGATGCACTGGCTTGTGAAGCAAGACTTGAGGCACGGTTACCCAGACCTAATGTTTTGTCCCAATAGTAAGGCGTGCCGTCAAAGGCATTAAATAACAAATCTTCTTCGTAGTTATCTTGAGCCCACAAACGAATGTTAGAGCCAACCTCTGCCGAAGTGGAGGATTCGTCACCCCATCCCACGTAATCGTTTGCTTCTTTGACAGCAACGCCATCACTGTGAGCAACGGCAGTTGTTCCTCGAGCGCCTCTGACAACGCCAGCATTTATCGTATTGGTGGATTTGCCGGTGTATTGAATAAGTTCATTTTCAATCAATATAAGACCAACAAAGGTCACCGAATCACCGCTGGTGGATGACGCTGCAGTGGTGCCGTCATCACCCCTGATTATGTCACCAAACACATTACCAGAATTACTACCGTAACGAATGTTTTCGCTTCCTATTTTGATTGTTCCCTTGCTGGGAAAACCAGAAGAATCCGCAACAGCTATCGTAGTGTCTGAAGCAGATCGATTAGAGGAAGTTGTTGTACTAGCTGTTTCAAAATCTGAAGCACTTGAAAGAGTAAAAGACGTGTCCGAATCACTGATACCGCCAGAATCGTTCAAAGTGGTTTGAGAGTATCCAGTGGTTAGACCACTCCAGAGACCGGCGCCCCAACCGTTGCCTGCTATAACCGTGCCTAGACCTGTATTTATTTGATAAACGACTATAACGGCAGAACCACCTCCAGAAGTGCTACCTGAAGAAGCTGACCCGGTGGTAGTTATGGTATAAGAATTGGAATCAACAAGAGTAATTTGATGTTCTATGTTTATTAGGGCAGCGGCTATACCGTCTGTTGTGGTAGCACCGCTAAAAGTTACGAAGTCCCCATCGACAGCTCCGTGAGACGGGGCCGTGACAGTAATTACACCACTACCAGCGGAACCTGTTGTGAGTGGATTTGATCCTAGCGTGGTTGTCGCCCTGATAGGGGTTACATCGTTATAACCGCCGCCCTCTTCGATATAAAACTTGGACTCCGTACCAAGGCCCATAAATTTATTGCCGGTAAAAGACGACCAAACATGAAGAGATCGTCCCACACCTTGAATTAAATTACTGCTAAGACGTACCCAGCCGCCCATCTTTTCAGGACGACCTTTACGAAACCTAATTAAATCAGAGTTAAACCACCCGTTCTCATTAGCATAAGAAGTGGTCTCTCGATTAACACCCGGCCTAAAATTTATTTTACTTAGGGGCATTTACTCACCCATCACAGGCCAATCATACATCGGTGCGTTACCCGTAGGTTTACCATCACTGTCTACAGGCGCATCAAACAACGCTTTAAATGCTGCAAACTTAGTAGCTACTTCAGCTTCATAGTCCGAAATAATTTTCTTTTCAGCATCAGTGCGATCACTTTCACCTTTTTCTTTTGCAGCATCATACCCTGAAGGAATATCTGTATCTGCTATATCTGTTATTGACTTTCTAATAGCAGTACAGGCAGTAATAACTGCTGCACGATAAGTTGCTACGTTGGAATCAATAGCACGATCACGTTCTGCTTTTGCTATAACTTGCCAATCTGTATGAGCCAAAAGACTATTGGCTGTTTCTTTTGTCTTAGCAAGCCACTGTGATTTAAGACCTGGCGTTACAACGTCTTTACCGTCAACCGTCTCTGTAACATCGTCTAAATTTTTTGCCGTAGAAGTCCAAGAACCGTCTAAAGCTGGCCCACTTACCCAATAAAATTTGGCATCTGGTTTTTCTTGTATAGTAACCTCTTTAATACCGTAAGCCGTTTTTTCGTCAGCCGACCATGCACTTGCCCAGTTGCTTGGGTGCGTAAAGCCGTCATCATCTTTCCAAGACTTACCCGGTTGCAGTTGCCTTTTGTTATTTAAAACAAACATCTTTATCTCCTATCTTGCCGTTGCTGGCGTTGTTCCTGCAAAGGGGTGTTCTGCAAATGCCGCGTAAAGATACGTTGAACTTGCGTTGAATCTGGCTGATGCCCCGCCACGATGTTTTACACCGTTGCTTAAAAAATCTAAGTCAGCCTCACCTGTATCCGCTGCCATGTTTGAATTAGCTCTAAGATTGCTTTCAACCATGTTAAACGGATCACGAACAGAGTCCATTATAGTCCAATCACCGTTAGTTCCTGAGTCAATATTTTTCCATATGAACCATGCGGGTTTAAACCCAAGCTCTATGAGAGGGCCGTCAGTGGACGAACCATTACCCTCAAAGGTGCCAAACTTGCTAAACCCTGGTTTTTCACACCAACAGTAGGCAATCATTTCATTGCCGCTGCCATTATTTAACGGGTGATCGTGCAACGTAAACACAGATGAACTGGGCGTTGTGTCGTTCCAGTAATAATCGCCAGTATCCGTTGCTATAGTTGAGTTCCAATAGACCCCTCCCGTATTGCCAATTCCTACGTGATAATTCGCCCAACCCTCAGTTACACCCAAAGGTTTAATTACGATCCAAGACGGAACGGCCCCAAGCCCATGCCCCACAGTTGCCCCAACTGTTGCGTTTCCAGTATACTTTACTATGCTGAATCCAGCCGTCTGATTTACACTCACATTGCTTGTAATACTGCCGTTTGAATTGCTTGCGGTTGAATTACCAGCAAGCCACTGCCATGCAACGTGTGTGTTTGAACTTTCGTTCATAACTGCCCATGATCCTAAATCAAAGCCATTGCTGTTAAATGCGGTAACACCTGATTGCGTTGCCTCTGCTGCGGTACTATTTGTTTGAATATATTTTGTAGTTCCACGAACAGCATCAAAAATTGTAGGCTCTTGCGCACCAGTTGTTTGTTTCCCCCAGATCATGTCTGGTTGGAACGTGCTATTTTCTGATTGGGTTATAGTTTGTGTACTACCATTGCCTGAGTATAGCGTTGTTTGAAAATAAGCAGAGCCGTCTTCAATAGCAGGTGTTGAAGTAGTAAGTAAATTAGTTGTATTTAATTCTAAGTACCCACTTGTTGGGGTACCGCTTAGACCTTTGAAAGTTGCTGTAAAGTCTGCCCCTGATCCATAAGGAGCGCAGAAAAAGTGGAGGGAGTTTTGGCCTGTTAATCCAACAGTTGCGGATGCTCCTGTGCTTGCTGGAAAAATTTCAGAACCCGCTGAGAATATTTTGATGGTATCGGCGTCCGCATCATACTCTAGTCGCATCAATGTAGTTGCGTAGGATGAGGTTGAGAAATTGTGGACGGTGCTACCCGCCGCATTCATCAACTCACCATTTCCGACATTAAGCCCATAGCGGTTAGCTGTGCCAGATTTGTTTGCATGATTGCCCATCTGAGCAATGCCAATGTAACCGTATAAACTTGAACCATTTATATTTGAAGATTGAAATTCGCACGTCCATTTTCCAGAACTAGGGATAGCAATAGAAGAGATTGCCCATTGATATGCGTTTCCGGTGGCGACAGCTTTTAAGTTGCCATTTGAAAGAGTGGTGTCCGTCCATAACGGTGACAAAATTGCTGCGTTATTCGTACAAGTATCGGTAGACTGCGTGGGTGCATGACTTGTATATCCAGCCGCCCCTGATGTTGGTGAGCGAGACATAAAGTGATTGCCCGTAAAATGGACTCGATGCGATAGACCAACAGTCGAAGAATATGAACTACCTTGATACATCCCGACCTGTCCTACGGAAGTACCAGCGGGCGATAGAGCGGCAAAGCCAAACTGACCAGATGTAATAACAATCCAATATTGCGTCCCAGCAACCACTTCGGGACCACCGTTAGGAAAAGTTGCTGTAACATAAGCATTATTTGATCCGCTTACATTAGTAATCTCTGCATTGGAATCTACTAGTGTTCCCGTTGAATCACCAGGGCTACTTCCTGTGTTTGTCTCAATTCTGACAGTAACACCTGACCAATCATATTGCCGTGCGAAAAAATCAATCTTTGGGATTTTTGCAGAAAAATCAGCAATCAGAACTTGTTTAAACGTAGAGGCATCTCCTGAGTGTGCATTACTTGTGCCAACATAGGTATTCTGTTGGGCAATCATTGTCGTTGAGACGCCGCTGTAATCTTGACCAAGACCAGCAGAGTTAGTAAACGGTAGGTAAAATCCTTGATCACCAAATGTAAAATTTTGCGCTGAAATATCCAACGGCCTTAAAACGCCGTTGCTGTCAGTTTCCGTGAAACTTGATGGGGTTAAGGCCTGTCCATCAATAACAACCATCTCAGCCATATAACCATCGCTGTATCCGCTGGCTCCTTGGTTTTGACCTATTACGATTGCATTATTTGAGCCAAACTGCGTAATCGCTCCGCTAGAAGGATTAGTTGCTGATGTTTGAAAATCCGTTAACCTTGTTCCGTTTAAATAAATCCTTGCCCTATCACCCGCTGTGGAATCCGTGGAGTCATAATAGAATAGTATATGATACCAAGCGTGAAAATCTCGTAAGACGGCAGTTGTATCACCTGTGCTAAAAACGCCTAACGTAGCCGAAAAAAATTGAAGAGCAGCTTCATTGCCGCCTGAACCAGCTATGGCGCATTTCATATAATTGGCACTTGAGTTTCTTTGAATAAAAAGATTTTGGCCGCCGCTTGGAATATTCCCATGCTTCCACCACAGGCTTACGGTAAACTTTTTACGGGCATCACTGCCGCCAGTTGTAGAGGCCGACGCATTTTCCCTAATTAAATACTGACTATCATCGTCATTAAACACGGCGCTGTTATCAACGCTAAAAGCATCAGCGCCAGCATTCGCCATCCAAAAAGAAGAAAACATAGTCATTAGCCAAATGCCAGTTGTGGTGCGCCAAGTTGAATAGAGCCAGAGGCTTTTACAAAGTACGGAACAACATCTACAGCACTTGCCGTTGAACTGAGAGTTAACCCAGCACTAGCGGGTGTTTCGTAGTCCGTTCCAAGAGTAACGGTTCTACTTCCTGTGCCGTCTTGGATAAACACAATCACGCCAGCCTGACCAACCTGTTCTGTTGAAGGGTTAGCTAGTGTAACATTGCCCGTAAGCGTTAAAACAAAATTCTGATTAGCCGTAAAATCTAACGTAACGCTTCCTGTATTCGACGTATCCGTATCTGTTTTAGCCAGAACAGTGCCAGCAAACGTGCCAGTGGTTGTCCCTGTTGCTACAGAAAATACTGTGGCGTCTGCATCGTTTTTGATGGTTACGTCTGAGGTGCTACCCTGTCCTGTGAGGATAAGACCTTCGGCAGAAGTGTAACCCATCGCGGCGTTATCACCTGCGGAGGTGTCCCCGTCCGCGTTTAAAGTTGCCGCAGTAAGATCTCCAACAACATCAACGGCTGTTCCCCCTGTTGCAATAGTAATGACATCAGCGTCCGCGTCATTCTTGATTGTTACATCGTTGGTCGAACCTTGACCTGTAAGGATAAGACCTTCGGCAGAAGTGTAACCAATAGCTGCATTGTCTCCTGAAGAAGTGTCCCCTGCTGGTTCTACCGTCCCGGTGGCTACAAGGTTTCCTCCAGCCGTAATATTGCCAACAACTGTTACATCTGTGCCGCCAGTAGGAATTTCTAAAACGTCAGCATCCGCATCGTTTTTGATAGTTACATCATTCGTAGAACCTTGCCCCGTAAGAATAAGACCTTCGGCAGACGTATACCCCATCGCAGCCTTGTCGTCTGCAGCGGTATCACCTAAAGCATTGAACGTGCCACTCGCGGTGATGTCTCCAGAGGCTGTTACTGTAGCCAATTGTAAATTAGCTACAGCATCTACAACAGCGGCCCCTGACCCTGCCCCGTCCATGTAAACGATGGCAGACTTACCATTTTCTATGGTTATATTCGCACCAGAACCTTGAGACACAATTACCGAATAAGGGCCACTGGACCCTGAGTCGGTGGTTGCGTTTATCATAATAAAGTATGCGGCGGTAGTGTTAGGAGCCACCGTTACAGTGTTATTAGCACCAAGAGCCCCCGTAAACCTAATCACACGATACATACCGTCTTGAAGGTTCTCTGTGCCAGATCCAGGTGAAGCTTCTCGAACCGTTAACGTGTGCGTAGTTCCTGAAAGACCCACCGCTTTAAAAGAAGCAATCCGGTCAAGAATATCAAGGTTGTGGTTAGTCGTAGTACCCCACGCTCCGGACTGTTCCCCAGACCCTATCTTCTCTATGCCAAAACTGGTTGTATATGATGATGCCATGATCTTATTCCTATGCCGCTATTTTAACCCAATTTGGTGTCTGTGATTCATCAATAGAACTCCAAACTAAGGCGTTGTTGGCTTTTCCTTCTGCTGAAACTCCAGTTACCGTGAAAGAGAAATTAATCTGTACACTTCCTATCGCACTCGCCGCCGAAACTCCTGTTACGGAAGCAGTAGAATTAGTTTCCGCAATCACGCTTCCTATTGCACTTGCTGCCGATACGCCAGAAATCTGTAACGCCGCAGCAGAAAACACAGAAGGAGTTCCTATCGCACTCGCCGCCGAAACTCCTGTGGCAACAACATCACCCTCTATGGACGCTACCGCAGTTCCTATCGCACTCGCCGCCGAAACTCCTGTAAGAGTAACTGGAAGCGGACTATTCCAAGTGCCTTCGTTCCAAGTTCCTCTATTCCAACCTGATATGGCAACATCTGTATTTGCAACACCACCCATTCCAGGGTGACTAGTGCAATAGTAGTAAAGAGTGGGCGCTCCTACAGCGACGGTAATCTGAGTGTAAGCTCCTGCGTTTCCTGGAGTTCCAGAAGTTGTTACTCCAGTGGTGTACTCGGATCCACTGTTGTGACTTCCATCTGATGTTGTTGAAAACCTAAGAGGATGTGACGAATTAGAACTATCCGCTTGGTCAAACTTATACGTTGCTCCTTCTAATAAGTTTATAGTGGCCTGTTGATTACCATTGAGAGCATATTTATTGCCGCTATCAGTGCTAACAACAGTTACGGTAACCGTTGTAGTCATTAGGAAATCCTAATTACCGCGTTATTTGCATCATTTGCAGGGTATTGAATTGTAAAATCACCTGCGCTTGAAGATTTGTCCCCTCCAAAATTAATTACCGCTACTGCGGGGTCCGCAGCATGGTTTGTGGTAGATCCAGTTCCAGCCGTGGAAAGAGTTGAGTTGTATATCAAAGCTCCTCTCGCGCTAGAAATGGTTGAAGAAGAAAAAGTGGTATCTGCAAAATCAACAAAGGCTGTTGGCACCGCACTACTATTGTCCGCAAGCCCAATGGTCACGCTGCTAAGAGCGGCCCCTCCAGCGGAGTAGTTCGTGCCAGAAACCTCGTTACTAGTTGTGTACCCAGTGGTGTCCGCGTCAATGGACGAACTATTGGTAAACATGGCAACCTTGAACGTGTCCGCTGAAATAGCACTAGATCCCGTTCTGGTATGCGCAGTTAAACGGTGAATACCAGCAAGTATTTCTCTTTTAAAAGTACCGCACATTGCGGAAGTACCAACGGCCATTATAGTCTCCTTATAATCTCAGCCATGTCCTCATGGCCTTGTTGCCTCATAAGAGCCCAAATAGTAGTTCTCTCACTTTGGGCCATTCTATTCATATAGAAAATCAATATTTCCTTCAACTTATCTCTATGTGCTATCGCTTGATCCCGTATAACTGGGGGAGCATCTTTGGATACTACCATAATTTTGTTCATGGCCATCTCAGCCATTTCTTCTGGCGAATGACCTCTGTTGTTACTCGTAAATACAAAAGGATCTGGTATCGCCGTATGGCTTTCACTATCGAACATTACGCAACGTCTCTCCTGACTCTGTCGTACCTATACTGATCCCTAGTCTGGAGACCCTCACCAAGATTCTTCAGCCACTGAAGCGACTCTTGAAATCTTGCATTATAAAGTTGAAGAATGTCAGCTTCGCCTTTCATAAA